ACATTAGACTTAAATTGTTTAGCAGAACTGTTTTTATTTACAGTAGATCGATACAAAGGTTTCATTTCATTCTCCCTAGAAGTTGGTGTCAATAAGTACAGTTACATCAAGTAAAGAACTGTACTAGGTTTCCGACTTAGACGTCGGTTCCGTAGTTGAAACTTGCGTTTCAATTACGGGCTTAGGAACAGCCAATCCCAAGCGAATCGCCTCATCTGTGTTTGCAGGATCTGCAAAGAAAGATAGAAACTCTTGGGGGCTGTTATTGAAGCGAGCACGGACTTTAGCGTCCATACGCATAAATTGTTCGTCAGCAGAACGAACAGCATTCATAGCAGATTGGTAGTCAAATACGCCCTCATAATCCAAATACTGGGGCATATTTACAGGAGTAGGCAACACACCAGATTTCATAAACCGATTAACAATAGTATTAATATCGGATTCCTCTTTAAATTGTTGTTGCGTAAGTGATGGATCATCACAAGAAAGGCCAGCTTTATCGCTGGCTAAATCCATATCATAATTATATGGAGAACGACAAAATACAGTTTTCATTTTCATTTCCTTTAAAAATAAACGAGCCATTATCTAGCTTTAACAAACGATTTTAAAAATTCAATAAACGGTCTATATTGTTGGTACTCACGCCCAAAATTTCCAGCTTGTGAAGCTGCTTCATGATCCAATTTACGAAGTTTAGATTCAAATTTATTAATTTCTGCTTGAAATTGTGTAGATTCAGTTAAAGCACCAAAATTAGTAATTTGGGCTTTCATTAAACTAACAGATTCACGAAGTTGGTTACCAACTTCAGTTAAATTCAAACCTTGTTTCATCAAATTTTGAAATTCTTCTTTTAAATTACGAATAATTTGTTGAGATTTCTCATTATCAGTTTTGAGATTATTAATCTGTTGATTAGTCATCTCAGTTTGAGGACCTTTAAGATAATCAGTTTGAGCAGAAGTTTGCTGAGTAGCTGCTTGAGTTTGTTTAACTTGAGCAGCCTGTTGATTAGCATTAAGAGCAGCTGTAATAGGTGATACAGCAGAATAAGATGAACCAGGTGGTGAGCTTGCGCCACCACCTTTCATATATGCAAGCATAGGGTTTAAACCCGCAGATTGCATATCAGCAACTTGACGTTGATAAGCAGAATTGGACATTCTTTCTTGAAAATCCATTTGCTGCTGAGCAATGTCTTGGTTAGCTTGATTGGTCTCTTGCTGACCAACATAACCAAGTATAGAACTAAAAATATCCATATTAGAAATGATCGATTAAGCCTGGTACAGAGTACATAGGCATAGGACGAGCAGCAGTAGTGGAGAAAAAAGCATCAAGCAAAAGCTGTTGTCCATTAGCAGAAGCACCAACAGCTAAATTGCGTGATAAAGGAGGAGTATCTTGAATAAAAGTTGAATTCAATGTAGGCAAAGAAGTGAATTTTTGCGAATAGTGCCATGGATCAATAGTACCCGCAGAAGTAGACCTAAATAGACCAGTAATTTCCGAGGGGTTATAACGATATTCGGCCCATCGTTCTTGATAACCAAAAACCGAGTTGTCCTGAGCGGTATTACCAGTAACATAAATTTCCTTATTCAAAATAGACTGCTCACCAAGAGTAGCGAAAGCAGGAAAATAATAATCATACCGAGTACTACGAGACCAGTGTCTTCTAAGACCCTGCTGATAAGTAAGATCAGCACGAACAGAAATAAGACCGATAACATAACCGTGCTCGACGAAAGATTGTGTAAATCCATGTTCTTTTCCTAAAAAAGTACCAAAAGCGGCAAGATTGCCGATAGGGGTAGTAGAACCAGATAAACCAGTAGCACTATTTTGAGCAATAGGTGAAATATTAATATTAGTACTACCACCACCCAAATATTCGGGACGTTGTAAACGTGCATCTGGTGATGCAACCCCGAAATGAGAGCGGATAATCTCAGTATATCGAGTACCACCTCGAGCATCACGCTCTAAGAGTTTTTGTATTTGAAAACTCTGACGAAGCTGATTAATAGTGGCAGCAGTAGCTTGAGACAAATCAGCATATAAAGAATTAGCTTGAGTACCCGCAGTAAGAGAAGAAACTAGAAAAGGGGTATCAGTAGCCATCGATTTATAAGTACCTGTTTGGGCACTTAAAACCGAAAGATTAACACCGCTAACAGCGTTGTAAGCAATAGGAGCAGAAGTACCTAAAGGTAAAGTTACAGCAGTACCGCCCTTTTGTGGCCAAGGAAGCGCGGAAGTAAAATAGTCATGTCGTTTACCACGACGTAACAAAGTGTAATTAGTAGATGCAGATGCATCAGGACCGTCTCCAGTATCGACGGTAACAGAATTTTGTAAATTCTGATCACGAAACCATTGATTGTAAATCAAATTGTAAGCACGTAATGGCAACGCAGAATGTGAAACCGTATTACTGTTGCCAACTTGCCCGACAGTAGGCAAGCCAAAATAGTCTTGCAAAGAACCAACTGCGTAACCCCCAACTGGGGAAACTTGTTGAGGTATAGAGTAGGAAATAGAATCGGCAGGATTATCCTGCTGCCCCATAAATTTAACCCAATTTGTCCATACGAGACGATTAGGTACAAAGAAAAAGAACGAGTCCAAATGGAGGTTATCCATAACTGGGAAAATGGGCGTAGCCAAACGGCCGAACATAGTAACATTAGTGTTGAACGTATCACCAGGAAGTACCTCCTCACACATGACTGGAACAATATAACCACTATCAAAAGTGGTTTTAAGCGTTTTCTGCATAGAAAACTTAGAACGCGGAATATCCGCTCTAGGAACCATCGCAAAGTCATGCGAACTGGCAGATTTATTAGAAAACATAGTTACTCCTAAAAATAAAAAAGCACCCCCGAAGGGGTGCAAGGGTCAAACAGAGGTTTGAACAACGTCCTTACCACGGACGAGAACAGTTGGAGCACCTTCACGAATGAAGGAACCGACAGAATCGTCGAATTGTCCCAACAGATACAAATCAAAATCATCGGGATGTTTATTCAATGGATTATCGGCTGACGCACGATTAATCTCATCAGTAAAGTCACGCACCGCAACATTACGGTGAGGAACAAAAAAAGGGCGATTGAAAACTTCAGCAGCCCTATCCTTAACAGAAACAATATATTGCAACATTTTTATGACCTTTAAATAATACGTTTTGATTGATTGACTCTAGATACGCTAACAAATTGTCTTGCGATCTTTCGAACAGGAAGATTTTCGAACATATTCCGTTCAACTTCCATTTCGGCTCTGACCGAAGAACGAAATTGCATTTGCAAACTCAAATCATGACCCAACTCCTTTAAAAGATTTTTATAATACCTAGGGACTGGTGCCCTAGAACCCTGTGCGGTAATAACGCTAGCAGTCGGAAAAACATCCGACATAAAATAGTCGTTAAACCACCCCTTACTAATGCCTTTCGACATTATTAAGAATTCCGGATTGGGAAATATAATTTCTCCATCCTCTTTGTTTACAAACAAAGGCAAAGGTGATACCTTATCTGAAGTCTTGATTTTCTTGAGTATATACCTAGCAATGTAAGCAGCGGACTCAAAATTAAGAGCTCCAATTAAGTGATTTCCCTGATACCAATGTCGTGAGACTGTTTTAGAAATAAAAGTACGGTCTCCTCCAGAACTACCAAAATGGGTACGATCGGAATCGAAATCTTCACCAAACAATGCAATATGAAAATGGGGACGCCTGGTAGTGTCTCCATATTCACCAGAAGCCACATAACGAAATTTTATACCCGCCTTACGCATACGCTTAAAAAACTTTTGCAGATCAGCTTTAACAAGTTGACCATGCTTAGGTAAATTATCATCATCATATGTAAGGTTTAGCATACAAGATCGCTCGTGCATCATTTGCTCGTGGGTAATTCTGATAGCCCACTCCCTTGAATACGCAAGTCTGCATTCTATACATTGTCCGCATTTAAGTGGGCCATGTGTAGGATGTGTCCATAAAGCTGTGCACACGTTAGAAACGTATACCGCCACGCATAGGAGCATTAACAATATTCGTCAGTTTGGTTTTCCCAACATTAGACTTAAATTGTTTAGCAGAACTGTTTTTATTTACAGTAGATCGATACAAAGGTTTCATTTCATTCTCCCTAGAAGTTGGTGTCAATAAGTACAGTTACATCAAGTAAAGAACTGTACTAAGTTTCCGACTTAGACGTCGG